AAGACAAATTGTTGAGGCCGACCAATTCCGGGTAGAACGGCACAGAGCCGGCCACGGGTGCGCCATAGCCTGCGCTGAGAAAATAGCGGTCGATAATCGCCGCGCCTTCGCCCAGCCATTGACCAATCGGCGCCGAGAGCGGGATCGATTCATTGGCCGGCACGAGCGCGCGTACGCCTTCTATGCTTCCGTACATGGCTTAATTGCGCTTTGGCACGCGTGGGGAACCCGTCGCCTGACTATCATCGACCACAGGCGGTGAGACCGTCTCTGTCGTGGCAGAAACGGCGCCGGCGGGCAATTGCGCGGCACGAGCATCCGCCGCGGCTTTAGCGGCGCCACCCACAGGCTCTAACTTATCTTCAAAGCCGGCGGCCTCGGCTTCGGTCAGTTCCACCGTGTCACCGGCTTCCAACTCAGGATTGGTGCCCCACGTCTGCCCTTCCTTGACGCGGTAGGTTGATGTTTCTTCTTCTTTTGGCTGTGAGCTACGCGCCACATGGCGCGGCTTGCGTTCTGATTGTTCCATGTTCAGGCTCCTGTTGCGTGAACGACGCCACTTCTGGCGCCGGCGCTACCCTTGACAATCGGCGTGGTCACGGCCAGCACCTTAAAGCTGTTGAGCATACGGTCGCCACTGACCCACTCACGTGTTGTCGAGGGGAAGTAGCCGGGTACAAAGGCAATCTGTACAACGTCTGAGGTGAGCTGCACCAGTAGCACCGTGCCATCGGCTAATTGCGGAATCTGCTCATAGGCGACAACGCCTTGCATCCGCAGGATGCGGTCACGCGGTGTATCGCCGCTACCATCGGTGTCATAGATAAAGGCGGCTTCATTGAACTGCGTAGCCGAGGCGAAAATGCCATACGGCCCATAGTAGCCATCGGCCTGAGCAGCGCCAATCATGCCGGCAATCGTCTTGACGGCATTGCCGGCGGTCGCCCAGTCGCCGCCGCCAAAGGATGTCGCTGTGCCGGTGTTGCGGTTGGGATGAGTGGTGAGGCCGTAGATGGTTTGGCCGAGGATGTTGATCGAGGTATCGCCTAAGATCAGCATATCCTCAATCTTTTCGGCCACAACGCGGGCGGCAGCGGCGGCGTTGGCCACATCGAGGCCGTCGCCCAACATGCGGCTGGATTGCAGTAGACGCTCATCCAGCTCAAACTCCTTGGCCACGACCGGCACGGGTACGCCGGCAATCGTGAAGTCAGCCAGGTCTTTTTCCACTGAGGCATGGCCGCGGATGGTGGCGCTGGCTGCTGTCATCTCACCGATTTGGTTGTACTGGGCGATGATGGTGCCGAGGCTGCCAAGACGCCGTGTTAGGCCGCGGCTGACCAGTAGATTGGTGAGGCGCAAGGGTGGCAAGGCGGCGGCGACAATTTGGCTGTCCAGCTCCGCCCATTCCGTGCTGCGTAAGGCTGAATTGGCGTGCAGCCCACGCCCCGAGGTAATGGTGACGGCGCCGGTACGCTTGTTGACGGTGGGCCGTCCGCCGAGGATGGCTTGTTGTCCTGCACTCGAATTAAGGTCGAGAACCTGAAGATTTGAATTTGGCATGATCTCTCCCTTATGCCATCCGAACGCGGATGCGTCCATCAGAGCCGGTAGCGTTGTTGACCGCTTCCTCGGCATAGCCGACGATATTATCGATGCCGCTGCCGGCGACGGGCGTCGTCGCGACTTGCAAAGCGCCGGTGCCTGCCGATTCGAGCGCCGCGCCTTTGGCAATGTTCGAGCCGGTCTTGAGCCACATGTAAAGCACATCGCCCGGCACAGCATGAACGTAGGCGCATGTCTGCCCTGCCGTGTAGGGGGCGTCGATGGCGGCGACGGTGGTATCGGTCGCCCACAGGTTATCAAGAGCTACCTTGTTGCCGTTGCGGTTGCCAACAGCGGTAGCGTGCGGCTTGACGGTATTGGTCGTGCCAAAGTCAAGCAACTGGCCCGGCTTGATGGTAGCGGCGGCCTGAACAGGCGCCTCCATCGGGCGCTGCATACCGTTGTCGGGATTGTTGGAACGCAGCACAATCGTGTGTGGTGTGGTGCTTGCCATGATTAGACCCCCAACTTCTTGAACTCATCCGGCCACTTCATAAGTAGCTCTTCCTCTTCCGGGTCAGTGGTGCGCCAGGCGCCGCCGTTGCCGGAATAGTCACGCGGCAGATAGCTGCTATAAACCTGGTTCAGCTTGGGCAGGTCATGGCGCATCAAATCGGCCTCGCTCCAGGCGCCGTGGCTATTGGCGACGATGGCGCTGACCAGTTCCGCCTTCTCCCGGTCGCTGTTGGCGCTGAGTCCCTTGAGCAGGCTTTCCAGCCCAGCCAGACGCGCCTCTAGTTCCGGCGACAGGGTAGGCACGGTTTCTGGGCGGTGGATAGCGTGAGGCGCTTCCGGCTCAGGTGTAGGCTCTGCCACAGGTTCCGCCTCGCCCAAACTGTCCTGTAATACTTGCAAGTCGCCCTCGGCCCAAGTCTGCAATTTGTCCTTGCTAAACTTGCATTTGGCATTGGCGACCAGCCCGGCAATAAGCTGTTCTTTGTTCATATCACTCTCCTGGTGCACTAAAATTGTTTCCTCTGGCGACTTCTGTCCGCCAAGCCATCCCAAAAATTTGTCGAATAAATTTCTTTCGTTGGCAGACACGTCTGCCGGCGTTTCTTCGCTCATAGATCGCTCCTGACATCCGCACTCGCTGTTCACACGCGGCGTACCGCAGCCGTCCGCCCAACTACAGGCGCCAATCTCATCCGGCAACAAGGCCAAATGGTCGGGGCGAATGTTGCGAGCAATGCCGCCGTAGGCCGCACCGTTATAGGTTCCCGGCGTTGCCTCCATCTCGCAGAAATAGCCGGTTGACACTTCCATCTGTCCGCCTTGCCGCAAGCGGTTGATGACGGTAGCGGCGCGCTCGCCCATCGTTTGCGCCTTGTCGAGGTCAATCCAGATTTCGCCCTTGAGCGCGCCGCCGTCAACGGCTACATTCCAGAAATGGCCTAGTACGTCCGTGGCCCAGATGTCGGGCGTGTTGGCGCTGGTGGGCAAGCCATCGGCCCTGGGATGTGAAATGGGAACGGGTCTGCCCTGCCATGAAGAGGCGAACTTGCTAAACTCGGCGGCTGACACGTACGTGTCGTTAAGAATGCCTTCACGCAATGCCACCACAGGAGAAACCAGATAACGCCTGCCCCCGTGTGTAATCTCTTTTACCTGGCCTGTCGTGGCATTGCCGGAAAATTGCAAGGTGAGCATTGGGATGGCGCTCCAGAAAACAACAAAAAAAAGGCGCAGTTCTGGAAGATGATTCCAGAATTGCGCCCTGTGATTTCCTCTTGAGGCGGAATTATTTAGTTGCGAGTCTGCGCTGTTCTTTTAAGGTCAGCGGCGGATAGCCTAATTGATGGCGTACCATGTGCAAGCGGGCCATGAGCAAACCATGCTCTTTTTCAAGGTCGGCCCGGTTGACAATTATCGTATCACACTTTTTATCGTTTTGTGCAACAACTTTTGTTAGGTATGGTACGCGTGATTCTGTCATCTTTTCGTACCAAGCCAATCAGCCATTTCGCTGGCTTCAACTTCGATGATAGTCAGACGGCAGCGGCAATTTCCCCGGCATACGCTATCTGCGCCAGGCACAGGCAGCGAGCCATACGGCTGCCAGCCCCGTTCGTAGAACGAAACGCAATCCTTGCACACTTTGCCGCCGGCGCTCAACATACGCCGCTCAATTAGCACCATGTTGCTGGCGCTTGGCTGTATCGTCTCACGCTCGGCCTCATAGAAGTGGCTGCGCCCATGCCCGGCATACTCATTGGCCCTGGCTTGCGCTTGCGCCATGCTCACCTGGCTATCTGCAATATCCCGCGCCGTGCCGCTAATCTGGGCATAGAGTTGGCGCAGGTCTGACCCGGCGCGGCCATAGGCGGCCTGCGAAATGCGATCCCAGCCGCCTGAACCAAGGGCCGCCTGCTGAAGCACCTGACGCTTGACTTCCGTACGCGTGAGTTCCTGCCAGACGGCGGGCGTGATCAGCTCCTCCATCACCGCCAGCGTCAGGGCGTTCATGCGCTCTTCGCTGCCGTTAATCTGGGCTTCGAGCAACAAGAGGATGTCAGGACGGGCGACGTAGCGGCCCGTGGCGTTTGAGCGGTATCTTCCCGACTTGCTGTCAAAGGTATAGCCAGGCAAGGGTGACGCGTTAGCTACTACGCTCTCTCGCATCCAAAAGCCTTTTGTATTTTGCCGGAATTGCGCTGGAAGCGTACCAATCTTGTCTGGCGTCATTTACAGCGGCCTCGTCTAACGGTTCATTCAACGTTTCAGCCGGGAATATGTACGTCCTTGGATCAGCCCCAGGCGGCAAATGCGTGATAACCCAGTTGACGCTACGCTCGGCTTCGATGGCGTCAAAGCCGATGCTGATGAGGGCTTGGATTTGCGATTCGGCCCACTTGGCGAGTTGTTCTGGGGTCATTCTTCGATATCGTCTTTCATTTTCTCTTTCAACTCTTCAAATTTTGTTAGAGATTGTCCTCGCCTTGACTTAATCTCACGATTCAAGAATTCTGCCATTTCCTCTGCATCATTTAGGCTAAACTCGAATGACATTTCAGTTTGTGTTTTCTGATCGACAATTTTGATGATAGCGTCCCACTGGCGCGCGCATATCGAAACAGTAAGCTCTTGTCCGTGCTGCCATGCAACAAAGCGAGTATCAGCACCACTTTTGTTTCGAGTCATGCGCCATTCCTTGCAATCAGCCGCGCCGCTGCGTTGACCAACGCGTACGCTTCCGGGCCACTGTAGCCGGCATTGCCCACGACATCGGCGACTTGCTTAAGTACATCCTCTCCAGGCAGGTTGGCGGGAATAGTTCGGGGTGGCACAGGCTCTATGGCCGTCACCGGCAACTCGCCGGGGAAGGGCGTAAAGTCGCCGCGGTATTCCTCCATCGTGATGGGTGGCTCGCCATAGACGGATGCGAGCTTTTGGATGGCATCGGCCCAGGTAACGCCAATCAGGGCGCGTTCCTGGTCGTTGAGTTCAAACAGCGGATCCCAAATGACCGTATAGCGTCCATCAGCAGCCTGCGGTCTCGGTAAGGCTCCCCACGCCATCAGGCGGTCAATTAGCGGGCGTAGGATCGTTGGCTCGGCAAAGTTGAGTTGGCGGCTAGCAATGGCCCCCGCCCAATTCGACGCGTCCTGTGATGAGGCTAGCTCGCCACGCTCTGAGCCGAGGAGGATGCGCTGCGGGATGCCGGTGGCGGCTGAAATCAGCCCGATGATGACGCTAAAGGGGCCGGATGGGTCAACCACTTCGCTGCCGAGGTCGCTGACGGTGACGCCGCGCGTTTTCATAAAGCGGCGTAGGCCATGAGCATATTCATCGATTTGCTCTTCCAATGCGTCAGACTCTTCGACACTCATCGCCATGTCGTTTTCGAGGTTAATCACGAAGCCCTTACGCATCAGCAGCCAACTGGCCTCGGCAGAGCCTCCCACCAATTTGAGGATGTCATCCAGCAGGTTATAGACACGTTGCAGCCGTGGCATCCCATAGACGTCATTTTCGAGCAGCCCCTCGGCCACATGGATCACACGGCTAGCATGGACGCGGCGCTCAATGTCGTTGCCGTCAGGGGAAGCCATCATCAGCTTGTAGATTCTGGGCAGGCCAAAGCGCGGGCTTTGCGGGTCGTTCTCATATTCAGCCACTTCGACCGATTGTTCGCCGTAAGGCCGTAGGTAGAGAATCTGGTCAAGGCTGGCCACGCGCGTGACCTCGCTTTCCAAATCGCCGCCATCGGCCACACCGATTAAGAGGATACTAAAGCGCCCGATGCCGCACAGGATGTCAGCGCGCTGGCAGTAGTGATAGACGCGTATTCGTTCGGCGAAGTCACTCCAGGCATTGGCAAAGGCGGTATCGTCGAGCGCATCCTTATCACGGCCATCTTTGATGGTAGGCGTATCACGCCAGGTCTCATCAGGCGGGAATTCGACAATGCGCCCGCCCAAGGGGTCACGCTCGAATTTGATGAGATACTCATTGATGCCAAGCTGCCTGGGGTAGCCGAGTACATCAAAATAATCACGGGCGCCGTTGTGCGATGTGCCATAGCCGCCCAAAGCTAGACGGTCGCTGAGGACTGAGCGGGCGTTGGCAGCTAGATTCGGTTTGGCAATACCGCCAATGGGCTTGCCCTCTTTGTTAGCAACTAAGATGATGTCCGGCATCTATGTTCTCCTTCTTCCCCAAACAACGGATTCTCTTTTCATTCCGTCCAAATACATTACGGCGTAGCGGAGCGCATCGCAGCCGTGATCATTCAACTTGAGCGGTTCTTCTTTGTCAGGCCGTCCGTCCGGCGTTGTCTGCCAAATGTAGCCGGGTAGCTCCTGCTCCGTGCAGGTCGGCTTGTGCGCCTCGCTAAGTGAACCGTCCCGTTCTACCAACGCGCCGCGTAGCAGGAATAAGCGCGGCTTGTCATCATGCCCACGCGCTAGCCGTGCCTGCACCAACTGGATGCCCCTAGAAACGTCTTTGACGGCTGCCACGCTAGATATACCGCATTGCCTGAGTGTAGCCCGATCTTCGGCGTCATGGTCGCAGATAGTGGCCTCATAGGATTCGCCTTGCGACAATAGATTGATTTTGGCGGCGTGGTCAGTTACGGTGCGTTTGGTGTAGTAGATTTCCCGGTAACGGTAGGCGCGCCCGTCCGGGTCGATGGCAACCCAGATACATACAAATGGATTGATATATCCAAAATCTATCACGCGCAGTTTGCGCCAGTTCTGCCAGCCGTCCGGCATACGGTCAATCATGTGCAAGGCATCGCTCCAGGTATCATAGACAACACCCTCTGCCTGTACCCACATGCCCTCCCGTAGCCGCATCCCCAAGACGCCCGTAATGCTGTCCAACGTTTGTAGATACTCAGGCGGTAGATAGGGATTATCATGTGCGGACGAGTAGTGTAAGCTCGCCTCGCCGCCGTCTATGAGCCTGGTCTTAATCCAGTGCTGCGGCGAATCAGGATTGGTCGTGAGCAGGATTTGCCGCCACGATGCCGCCTTGCCGCGTAGACGCCCCAATAGCTCGTTGTAATCATCCTCGCTCAGGGCGTTGGCTTCTTCGCCCCAAATGAAATCGGCGCTGCCGTCGCCGTTGATACTACGCAAGGCTTGACGCTGCCCCTCGTCTTTCATGCCGGCGATAAAGATGCGGCTGCCATTGTCGTAGTGAAACATGAGGTCAGACGAGCTATAGCGCACGCGTGGATCGTCGCCGATGGCTGTGCGGATGGCATAGACCACCGACTTGCTGGCAAACTCACGCGCTTTACGGAGGGCGATGCCGACGGCGCCAGGGTATTTCAGCATGAAACCATGTATTTTTTGGGCAGCAGCCGCGCTTTTGCCTCCGCCGGCGCTGCCACCGTAGACGCAGACTTGCCTCTTATCCCGCCATGCTACGATTTGCCAGGGAAGCGGGTCATAGACTGCTGTCGTCTTTACTTTCGTCCCAATCATCTGGCGTGACCGTTCTATAGCCTTTGACAATTTCCACGGAACCACTGTGCTGCACGTTATCAGTGAACAGCTTATGATGCTTGCCGATTTGCACGAGCGCCGTTTGGGCGTCATGCAGTTCCAAGCTCAAGACCGTTTCGTCGATTTGCGTGTCCTTGGTCGTGCGAATGGTGCGCCGCTGCGTCACCCTGCGGATCAGATGGGTTTTGCCTTCGGCTTTGTCCATGTCCAGCGCAATATCGCCGTTGTCGGCGACCGCCAAGAAATCTTTGTAATCCGCTCTGGCGTGTTCGGCAAGGCGTGTCAGCACTTCATTGGCGGACATGGCGCGCTCATCTACGCGGCGCTGAACTTCTTCGGAAATGCTAGCATTTGCTAACAATCTGGCCGCGCTTGCTCTGGCAGCATCCCGACTCGACTTTGGATAGATAGCCTGATAGGCGTCGGTTGCATTCCAGCATCGCAAATATTCCTCGATAAATGCGCTTTGTTTGGCCGATAAAGCCATAACTGCCAGCTTCCCAACTTATATTTTGCTTATAACGACGGTTCCACCAGCCAGCTGCACGCAAAGGTCTTAGCCGGCGTCGGGTTGCTGGCATACGTGGCCACAAACTGCACCTGGTACCTGCCCGTCTCAGCCACGTCAGCGGCCGCCAAATCCCAGCGAAAGACGCCGCCAATTGCATCCGTCACCGTCAGGCTGCCGGCGATGGGTACGGTCGTATTGCCGGCCTGGATGAAGCCGGTGAGCGTGGCGTTGGTGAGGTCAACGGGCGTGGTCGTACCGGTTTCCATCCAGCTTATGAGCAGGGATGGCCGAAGAGCGCCCTGGATGGCATTGGGTAGGCTCATGCGCGCCTCCACCCCATTGCTTTCGCTGTGCGGTCTAAATTCTTGTAGAACAGCCATCGCCGCAAGCCAAACCATTCGCCCCACGCAAAGCGCCACAAATACCAAAGCGCCAACCTGCGAAAGTCCTCGGCAGGGATTTGCATCATATTGCGATAAGTCGTGTCATCGCTATAGTGCGTAGCAATCGTTAGGTCAAAGGCGTCATTGGTAAAATAGATTTGATACCACAGATGTCCCGACCCCATGCCATACCCGCGCGTAGGATACTGTGGACTGCATGACCAATTGTTTGGTGGGCCACCCAGGCCCTTGTCGTAGCGATCCTCAGTTATCCAGCGGATTAGCTTCTCAATTCGTTGTCGCAGGCTCATGGCGCTATCCGTTCGCGTCAGAAATCGTGAAGGCCGAAATTGTGAACGACTGACCGACAGAAAAAGAAGTGCTGTCTAAAATCATGTCTGCCGCCGATGTGCCACAACTCCCCTGAAGATGGCAAACACCGGAAACTTTTATCCTAAAGTGTCCGGCCGTCCCCGTCCCATCAGCGGATGTATCCTGCCACGTCCCGCTCTTCGCCTTGCTACCACCTGACGCCGCCGCCATCCAGTCGGAGGGCAAAGGAATCGAAGCTAATAAAGTCCCGGAATCGGCCGCGGCGCAATTGGCAGGCTGCGCACCTGAGCGGATTTCCAAAGTGGGCGATGCCCCGATTGTCACCTCGATGGCGTCTAATCGAGCGTTGCGAACCGTGTCGCTTAGCTGAACTGCCATTTATACCCCCTCTACCTTTCCTATATTCGTTGCCCCATAAACGTTTCCATGCGCCGCCGCTCCCACCACCTCGCCGCCACTTGCCGCCCCATAGACAAACCCATACGCCAGCTCAATCACCGGCGCACTTTCCGAGGCGACCAGGGTCAGCGCGCCCAGTTGGATCGTCGCCGCCCCGACAATGACCAGTACGCCCAAGCTGGTTAGCGTCACAGGCCCCAAGGTGATAGCGGCTGTGGCGGTAATGCCTAGCTGCTCGCCTGCGCCCGTGGCAGCCAGCGTCAGCGCCCCCAGCGTCGTCGTTAGCTGCCCTGATAGCGCCAACGTACCCGTAGCGGCTAACGTCAGCGTAGCAAGCGTGCTAGAGGCTGTAGCGGCAATGGCAAGGTTGCCCGTAGCGGCCAGCGTCAACTCGCCGAGTGCAATGGCGGCTGTACCGCTAATCCCTCCTACCGCTGCGGCCTTGGCAATCTCGCCAAAGGGCCGCTGCTGCGTGATAAAACTATCAAAGTCGCCCGTACTGCCCGTCTTGGGCGCAAGCGTAACGGACGGCTGCTGCTGCGCCAGGAACGTGTCAAAGCTACCGGCCATACGTCGCTACGCTCCTGGCTGCGGACTGCGGACTGCGGACTGCGAGCCAGAGCAGAACGAGTGTGCGGTTTCAGTCGAGTTGTAGTATAATTTAGGTCTCATCATCACACTTGGCATAGGAGAATCTCATGAGCTACAAAGACTATAACGACCTCGACATTTGGCAAGACGGTATCCGTTTTGTCACCGCTATTTATCAAGCCACCAAGCAGTTTCCACCTGACGAACGTTTTGGTCTCACCAGTCAAATCCAACGCGCCGCCGTATCCCCTTGACTGCGGACGGCGGACAAGGGACTGCGAGCCGGAAGTTCTCTGCGTCCGCAGTCCGCAGTGCTAAGTCCGCAGTCACTTGGATACGCAACTCCTCATCGCTCAACAACTCGGCTATATCTCCACCGAACAAATGAAAGACTTGCGCGGACAAGTAGAATCGCTTCGCCGGCGTACGCGTGCTTTCCTTGCTACTATTGAGAAAGCGCGGGCTTGATTTCTGGCTCGCAGTCCGCAGTCCGCAGTCCACAGTCCGCAGTCAAGGGAAGAACAGGCAAAGCCGCAGCGTAAAACGCCGGCAGTTAAGATGGAACAATTGCATATGCCCCTGGAACTGGAACCGGCTTAGGCCGGTTTTTCTTTAGTCGCCGCTATAAACGTAAACAAGCATCCCCACGACCGTAATCCAAACT